GAGCCTTTGCGCTGTTTCGCGCTAATTGCTAGACCGGCTCCGATCCATGCACCCTTAGCCTTGCCTGAGTTTTTGTAGCGGATACGCAGCGCCTTTGTCATTGCTGCGCTCGATGTGATGCCTTTTTCGTTTCGCTTCATGGTCGGCACCCGGTTGCGCTTGCTGGTCTGCTTGCGGTCAATAAATGCGTTGACCTCTTCCGGGGTCTTTAGGATTCGATCCGGCGTGAATGTCACAAGCTGCCCGTTGATTACCAAGCCGGACAGTTTGCCCCTTGCCACGCCATTGACGTATGCTGCCGTGGATACGCTGTAAACCGCCCGATTTGCATCCTTTTTGATCGCGTCTTCCTGCTTTGTTTTCGCGGCCTTGTCATCGCCCCATGCCTGCGTTCCTTTGATCAATGCACGACACGTAGCAACCCCCCAGCGACAAACCGCCGTTTCGTTAGTATCACCAAAATCACCGCTCAGTTGTTTGATCTGGCGGTCAATTTCTTTCGTGTCTATTTCCGCTTTTATCACGCCGATTTATTCGTTGCCACTAATCCCACTGTCACGAAAAACGAGCCCTTGCTAATGGATGAAACGCGCCAGTAGTCACCGCGAGCCGTTGCGGATTTGCCGAGGTATGCGCTGGCGGTGCTTGTGTAAGCCGCCTCAAAGGTCGCGGTTTCAACTACGAAGTCCATCATCGCGTCGCGTTCAAATCCTCCCTCTTCGTATTCACGGGAGTGGCGAGCCTCGTTGAATGTTCCGGCTATGGCTGTTCCGCCTGCGATGGATAGCGTCTCACTGCCGATTACAGTTCGGGCAATCGGCGCAACGGCAGATATAAAATCGCTTAGGATGGACATGCACTAGGCTTGCGCGAATCCCGGCGAATGTCAAAAGCACAAAACAAACCCGCCGCACCTTTTGACGGATGCGGCGGGTAGGTAATGAACAACACCGATGAAAGATTAGTCAGTAAGAAGGCAGATATGCTCCGGCTTGATTACCTTCGCACCCCAGAGAACGCCGATCTCGTAGTGGACCATGCGATACCCGGGATAGACAGCAAGCTCGAAGCTCAGGCCGCTGCGTGGGTCGGTGATGACTTCGCGCATAAGAGCGAGGTCATTGCCGCTGAGTGGAACAGCTGGGAGGCGAGTTGCAAGAACGATTGAGTTGCGGCTGAAAGCTGCGTTCGCGTCTTGTGCGGAAAGGACAGTCACAGGATCGTTGTTGGCGATGGCCTTGATGAGTCCTGGTGCGGCGATAACGATGTCCTGATCTCCGTCGCCAGCGGTTCCGGTTGTAACCATGTAGCTATTCCCGCCGATGGTTACAAGCGAGCCTGCAGGGATTGATCCGGTTCCGGTGTCAACGTGAATCGTGGTCGCTCCGACAGCATAACCTGCGACGTTATCAACAAGGTAGTTAGCTCCGGTTGCAGTTACAGTCAGTCCGACTTGGGCAGACTCACGGACAGCGAAGCCCATGAGGTTGTTAAGAACGCCTTGGCGAAGCAGGGAGTCTTCTCCGGAATCACCAACATTGGTGAGTTGGGTCAAGCCGCGCATTGCTGCGGAGGCGGTCGTGTTGAGGACCATGTGACGATCACTGAGTGGAGCTCCGCGGTCATCGAGGAATTTCTTCGCGAAGGCTGCATCTTTCAGGCTTGCGCTGAAAAGAGTGGTTGCGTTCGGTGTGATACCACCGGAAGCGCCAAGTGCGGCTGCGTCAGCGAGGTCGTTTTCGATCTCATTCACGGCTGCGCGATAGGCTTGAGCGATCTGGTCTTGAGCGACGGAAAGAGTTCCGGCGCCGGCGTTGACCGTGTATTGCTCTTCGGCAGTCCAGCTGAATGGGAATGCACGAGCTTTGCTGATCGTGATCGCATCGTTGCCGACGGTCTGATCAGCTGCGGCTGGGAATGCCATTGCTGCTGTGATGTCTTTTCCTGCTGTGTTGGCAGCGGTTTTGAAAGAACGAACGTTTTGACCAACTGCAACACGATCGGCAGAAGCGTCACGAGTTACGGATGGAATGAATCCCACGAGCTCGCGAGATACGACATCCAACGCCGCGTAGGCGTCGGATACTAGGTTTGTGAGGGTGTTAGGCATGATGGTGGTTTAGTTAGTTTGAGATTTTGCCGCCAGACTTAATAAAGTCCATGCGTTGTGACGGTGTGAGTTGGTTGAAAGCCACAAGGCTAAGTTCCTTTGCGTTGGTTTCGGTTGGTGCTTCCTCGCCAAGGTTAAGTGCCTCGCCGTGTCCCATGCTCGCCAGCTTTTGAGCGGCGGCGATGTCGATCTTTTCGGCGGTGATAGTTGCGGCGTTTTCGAGTTCCGTGATCTTTGCTTCAAGGGTTGGCACTAGCTCGGCCTTGGCACGTAGTTCGATGTTCTGGGCGGTAATTTCGGCAGCTTCTTGAAGTGCCATTTCAGCAGCTTCAAGTTTTGCTTGAAATTCTGCGGCTTGCGCAGTGATGTCTGCTTCAAGTGCAGCGATGCGCTCGATTGACTCTTCGGAAGATGGATTTGTGAGGCGATTAAGAAAGCTCATATGCGAAGATTCCGCCGATGCTTGGCGAATGTCAACTTGCACGCCTAGAACCTCGTCAACAAAGCTGTTTTCTAGTGCTTCACTCGCATTCATCCATGTCTCGCTCATCATCATTTTTCTGATTTTAGTTTTATTTATTCCGGTGCGATCACTGTAAATTGCGGCTATGTCCTCACTAATTGCTTCCAAAATGTCAGCGGTCTTGCGAAGTGATTGCGCGTTGCCGACTGCTCCGCTGGATGCGTCATGGATCATCATGCGTCCATGCTTTACGATTGAGATTTTATCAGCGGCCATTGCAATCACCGATGCCATTGATGCAGCCATGCCGGTGATTGTCACATTGACGATCACACCGCGATCACGAAGAGATTTGATTTCTTGGTAGATGGTGTATCCGTCAAAGACGCTACCTCCTGGGCTGTTAATTTCGATATCCAGAACGTCAACGGCATTCTCCGCGCAGTTCATAATCTCGCCAAAATCCGCGCCCTCGGCGACGGCTTTCGCTCCGAACATGCGCCCGATTTCGTCGATCATGCGACGGATTGAATCCTGAGTGACGGCTTCGTTAAGCTTCACTTTGCCTGCTTTGTTTTCGATTGTAATCATGGTTTCTGATTCTGGATTGAGTTGTTTGTATTTTGATCTTGCCCACGATGCGCCGGGGTCACCGCCCCAGAGCGCCCACGCAATGCGTCCGGCGGATGGGTAGCTATCCTCTCCCGGTGAAAATCCTTGCCCTTCCTTATCGACTTCATGCCGGGCAAAATAACTGACCATGCGCCCGATGGTTTCCGGCGAAAGGTTCGTCCGGTTGCTGATGTCCCTGGCGCGTGCCACGCCGACTTCCGTGCCGCCGCGATTGTATTCCCGCCGCCACCTCAGCCCGAGTTTTGCCTCTGCTGCCATAGCCTCAGTTGGTTTAAGGTCAATCGCCATTGGGTGATGTGTCTGGTTGCGGTTGATCGTTAGATGTGACAAGTCGCACGCTGCGAGGGTCGATCTCGACTCCGTATTTGGCGTTCTTCTCGGCGATCTTGACAAGAAGCTTTGCAGCTTCCTCAGCGCGCTCGTCGATGGATTCGTCAAAGTCGGTGGACAGCTCACCCATGATGGATGTGGCGTTGACCAATCCGTCTTTGTAGAGTGCCATTTTTTCTTTAAGACTGCGTCCATCATCAATCGTAAGTTTTGGCGGCTTCGTAAAGCCCCAGTTATACCATTGATCTGACATCGGCACGCGCCCGTTTTCCATCGCCCAAGCGATTGCCTTGGTTACCCTCCACTTGCCGATTTTCTCCAGCGTCGATTGGCGATCCTCAACAAACCTGCAAGCCTTGCCGATGTCCTCACGCTGCGCTGTGCCTTGTCCAGATGGTTTCCAGAGGGTTGCAGGTAAGCATGCACCGACCAGACATTGACGTGCCTGCAAGTCATAAAACTCATGCCATGGGTTGCCAGGGCGGAAATTTTGATGCTGCGTGATCTTCTCACCAGCTCCGGCTTTTGCATACATGATCCGACCACCTTGTAAGAATTCAACGGCAAGCTCACCGCAGTTTGTTGCCGGTTCATAACCGGGCTCTTCCATGTCTGGCCCACCAGATTCGTTTTCAACGGTGTAATTGAGTGAGGACATGGAAAGCAGGTTCATGCGTTCCCATTCCTCGCTCTGCATGATGTCGCGAAGGTTGTTCAGCGAATGCCAAAAGAGCGGAAGTCCTCGGCGTTGTTCCGGCCAGTAGCGATCAAAAACATGAAGGATGAATTTCTTCTCGATGAACTGTTTGTGTTTTCCGTCGATGTCGCACAATGAGTAGGCAACTGGAATTGATGTGTTTGGAAAATAGACGATTCCGTCATACAGATCAAATCCCTTGTATTTGCCTGTTAGCTGGATGCCGTCAGTCAGTCCGCCGCTGTCTATGCGGTGTGATGGGATTTGTTGGATCTGTGGATAACCGCTTGGTGACGATGTGAAATACTCAAAAACCTCACCGTCACGATCCATCGAAACGGAATCAATAAACATGTCTGAGGTGAAATCGGCGATGTCTCCAATTATATTACAGATCGGATACCATTCATCCTTTAGCCACTCTTTCGCAATGTCTCCGAACTCTTTGTCCTTACCTTTGTAGGTCGGAAGCCATGCGTTGCCAACGGCGTAAATCCCGATTTGGTTGGATGCCCCAACCATCAGCGGTGAGTTAAGATACAACGTCCGGCTTGCTGATTGCAGCGTCTGCCTGTCGTATTTTGTGACGATCTTGTGCAGGTCGCGGAGGTTGCGCGACTCGCTCGGCCTCTCACCGCCGCCTAAATTGGCATGGCGTGATGGCCTGCGGATTGCATAGGACGTTGCAGCATTTCCGAATTGGTCAAGTATCATAAAAATCGGGCGCGGATGGTTCGGTTTCCGGCAGAATCGCGGTCAATCATACCCATGAGAATTTGAAGCACCTCAAAACGCTCGGCTGGCGTAGAGGTTGCTTTGCCTGAAAAGGATTGTCCGTTGACGGTAGCACTTTCCACTTGGATCCCGCCGGTCGTCGATGTAAGCGCAACTGCGGCAGCTTGATATGCGGCTTTTTGCGCTTCAATCAACGTTGAATTTCCACGAATAGCGCGGAAAATGCCTTGAGCTTGACGAAACGGTGACATGAAAAAGAATTTTCCACATGATGGCGAAAGTCAACTGGGTTAGATGTTGCCTTCTTTAATCAGTCCTTTTGACATCGCCTGAGCGACAATCATCCGCGCCGCTGCGTATTTATCAAACTTCTCAGATTTTCCCTCAATAGCTTCTCCAAGCTCTGCCTCAGTTTCTGGATCGATGTCCTCGGTCTTTATGTAAAGCCGGCGATTGGGAATAACATGTTTATATTCTCGACCTTTTAGGCTTACCCATTTTTTCGTGTCATCCTCGTAATAGATGCTGCTTTCTCGCCTGCGCTCATCGTTGCGTTTTTTGGTTTCCAGCTTTCGGCTTCGATATACCCCGCGTTTTTTATTCATCAGATTTAGGTAGGGTGAAGATTCTGAACATGAGAGCCGCAGCCACTTGATAGACCTCGGTGTCGCGCAGGTGGTTCGCGCCCTTGCGAACCCACTTGCGGATTTCCTTGCCCTTCGCGTCGCGGGTCGTCTCGATCCGCTCGCCGTTGAGGTGCTTCCCGTAGCTCGGCGGCGCGTCGTCCTCGACCATCCACGCTGCGCCTTCGCCAGACATGAGCCGGTGCAAAATGTATTGGATCGGCTCGGTGGCGATGTGCCAGCAAACGGCCTGCTTCTTTTCCTTGCTCAGTGCATACCATCGTTTCGAGTAGAGCCGAATTTCCTTTTTCATCGGGTCGCCCTTGACCGGCCAGTCCCAGCCGCTCTTGCGGTTGCCGTCGCCTTTCATCCCCTGCCATCCATACCGAACGATGATCCCAGCCATCCGCTCTTGATCGAAGCCGACATCAAGAAAGGTGTGGCGCGGCTCGACTCCGTAGCGGCTGCGGATTTCCTCGCACTCTTCCACGGTGTTGATGTAGGCGGCGAAGAGTCCTTTTGACTCGCCGCCTTGGCACCATGCCCGGATTCTGAGCCAGTAATGATCGCCGCCGGCGTCGATGGTGCAGAATCTCACGACCTCGCCGTCGATCTTCTGGCCGTCGATGAAGTCCGCCCGCGTGTATCCGCTGGCCGCCAGCTTGATCTCGGACGATTGGAGGTTGTCCGTCCAGCCCCGCGCCCGGTCTTTCTGCGTCCACTGCTTTAATGCGGTGTAGTCACCGGCCTTGGCTTGCTGATCTGCCGCGAGCTTCCGCAGCACGTCCTCGCCCCATGCTTGCCACCAGACGGCTGTCCGGTCGGCGTGGAATCCTTCATAGCCGCGCTGCCCGTTGTCGCTAGTCAGTATGTATCCATCGTTCTCTTTGTAGCTGTCATGCAGCATACGGCGGTTTGAAATGGTATCGGCAAACTCGTGCCGACAGCCAGCGCAGACCATGACGGCCGCATCCGCCCGCTCTTGATTCGTTCCCGATTCTGGGAATTTCAGTGACTCGAACGCAAACGCTTGGACATGCGAACACTCCGGGCATTGCCACGCGAAATCCCACTTCCGGCACTTGTCATGCTCGGCGTGCAGCTCGCTCGTGGTTCCTTGCCCGTCCTCGTTGGCGATCTCGCCGCCTTGGGATACTAGGGTAAATTTCCGGTTCTCGCGGTTGTGGGATCGAGCGTTCCACTCCCGCACCATCCCGTGCTTCCATTCCCACGCCTCGTCACCGCAGCCGTAGGTGATCGAGACTTCTTGAAAGTTTGATATGTTCGCCCCACCGAGAACCATGAACATGTGCGGCCAGACGATAGCGTCCCGCCGGATGGCGTTGCGTTGGTTCTTCGGCCAGAGGTGATCCAGCGGCTTGCATTTCCGCGCGGCTTTCAAGAATCGCGTTTCGCCCCATAGCTCAGCATTCGGGTCGGTGATCGAGGCGTAGAGCGTTGAGCCCGGCGACTCCGCTGCGATCCAGCAGTTGATGGCCTCGAAAAACGTGCTCTTGCCCGTTCCGGTCGGCATCAGGCAGACCATCTGCCGCGTCTCAAAATCCGCATAGCAGCCCATCGGCTTGATCCACCACCGCGTCTGCGACGGGTCAAATTTGTCCCCGCGCTCCGAGTTCTCAACGTGGACATGCTCCGCGCACCAGTCCGCCGGGTGCAGGTCGGATTGTGGCCTGATTGTGTTGGCGAACGGCTCACTCATTGACTTTGGGGTGACTTTGCCAGAACTCACTCGTCAAATCTGCCAGTATGGTTTGCAGCTCCCGTGTCTTTGCTTTCACAAGCGGCATTGATTGGGTCAATGACAGACCGAGGCACAAGGCTGGGATTTCGCGCTCATACCGCATCAACATCCCGCGAAGAGCCATTGCAATCCGAACGTCCCTTTCATCGACTTCATCCCGTGCAATGAGCTTCCCGCGTTCCCTATCCCGCTTGATCTCCAGCAGTTCGATTTCAACCTCGACCTTGGACGCAAGCAGGCTTTCCCGATCTTTCCTCGGCTTCCCGTCGTAGTGGCCGGTCGATGGGTTGGCAGCAAAGTAGGATCGCCACTCGTCCAGCGGCTCTTTGTTGCCGACCTTCGCCGGGATGCCTGGCCGCTTCTCCAGCCTCCATTGCGCGATGCTCTTCCGGTTGACCTGAAACAGTTCCGCCAGCCGGGTTGTCGTCACCAGCTCGGGCGGCAGTTCATCCTCTGATCCTGCCGCTTGCTCTAACGTCTTGCGCTCCGCTGCGGTTAGCGTCTTGCCGCTCTTCACCTTGCGGATCAAGTTCGACACGTCCGCTTGCTTGATCTTGTCGAGCTGGTCGCTGGTCAGCCTAGGTATCGCGGCCTTCTTCACTGGTGACTTCTTCGCGCTCATGGGTTAGGTTGTAGCCATTGGTCAATGACGGCGCGTGCGACAACTTCCGTCATCTTCGGCGGGACGCTCATGCCGATCATGTATTTTCCGATCTTGTCGGTCTTGGCTTCGTAGTCGTCAGGGAAGCTGCCGAGGCGTTTAGATTCTCGATATGTAATAACTCTCGGCGTGTCCCAGTGTGCTTGATCTGATTCACAAGAAGTAATAGTAGGAGCTGGCTTTTTGTCGTCGTATCGAACTTTTGTAAACCAGTTATCTTTTCCCATAATTAAGCGACACGCTTTTTGAAAGCTATCTCCCTTTTTTGTTGATGTCCATAGCTGCGCATACAGACTCGACACCTTAGTGTTCTTCTTTTCTGCATCTGTCAAAGTCTGCAAGTCCTCGGTCGCCTCTCCTGCTGAGATCCAACGATGTTTCGGTGCAAGTTTCAACGGTGGTGTTTTGATGTCGTCACGGATCGCCACAAAGAAAACCCTTTCCCTTCGCTGCGGGACTCCGCAATCCGCCCCGTTCAAAAGGAAAAGTTGTGGCCGGTATCCGATCTCTTTGAACCGTGCCATCACCATCTTTGTGTAGCCTTTGGCATTGCCAAGAATCATGCCTTTGACGTTTTCAGCAATAGCGACGCGAGGCTTGAGCCGCTCGACTAGGTCAAGATAGTCGAAGAATAGGTCAGACAATACTTGCTTTGCCTGTCCCTCGCGGAAGTGCTTGTCTTTGCCCCATGCCTTTTCACGGCTTCCGGCCATCGAAAACGTCGAGCAAGGCGGTGATCCGTCAAGGATGTCTAAGGCGAAAAGCTCGGGAGGCAAATCTTTCGTGAGCAAATCACGGATAGGGCAAAGGAAGTAGTGCTGCGGGTTGAGGTTGCGCTTGTAGTGCCACGCCATCTCAGGGTCGATGTCATTGGCGGCGACAATCTGGCAACCGGCGCGCTTGTAGCCCATTGAGCTTCCGCCACCGCAAGCAAAAGTCGACATGACTTTGATTCCGTTCTGCGGAACTGCCTTCAGGTCAGCAAGCATCCATGCGCAATCCGGTTTCTTCATGGCTTCTTAGGGTCAAATTCAAAGCCGCACTTCGGACAGGCACAGCCCATCTCCATTGCGTCAACGTCAATCTCGCCGCCAGATGACTCCGGTGCTTCATCGTTTCTTTCTGGTGGGTTGAGAAACTGCTCGATTGCGAAGTTGTCGAAGCCGAGAACGTCGAGGTCAAAGTCTGCTTCCCTTAGGTCTGCCAACTCCAGCCCCAACATCTCCTCATCCCACCCGGCGTTCAGCGCGAGCTTATTGTCGGCGATGATGTAGGCGCGGCGCTGCGTGTCGGTCAGGTGAGCCAGCCGGATGCACGGCACCTTGTCCAGCCCGAGCTTCTGCGCAGCCATGACGCGGCCATGCCCGGCGATGATGCCGTTCTCGCCGTCGATCAGGACGGGATTCGTAAAGCCGAACTCTCGGATTGACCCGGCGATCTGCTGGATTTGAATTTCAGAATGTGTCCTCGTATTTTTTGCATACGGGATCAGGTCGGCGGTGGGTAGTTGTTCTATTTTCATGTCGAGGAATCTGTGTTTTCTGCGTTACCTTGTTTCAATTTAGTTTTTGTAGGTTTTCCCCGGAGTCGGCACCTCGTACAACTAAACGTTGGTTTAGGAGACTCCTTAGAGGGGGGGGAGCTGGCAATGTCAGCAACATATCGGTTTTGCAACCACTTTGGCGGTGTGCGTCGACCCGATTTCCAATCATAGGCCGTTGCCAAGCTGCACCCGATCGCGGCTGCGATTTGCTTGGCAGTGTAGCCGGCGATGGCTGACTGAAATGATTTGACTCTCAACTTTGCGATCATTGTGGTGAGATTAGTTGAGCTAATCATTTTTGGCAATAGATATTTGAGCCGGTGATTTGCGGTTCTCGTCCCGGAGGAGTTGGGCATCTGCCTTCCAATCGTCCCGGTCGCGCTCCAATGCAGCGAGGTGTTCGATGACGGCGTCGATTGCTTGTCCGACTGCTTTGGGGTTGGGTTGCTCGATGACGTCGTCTCCGCGGCGCCAGGCGTTGAAGCGTTTCAATGTTTGAATGTGTTCTTTCATGATTTAGGGGTGTTGGTTAAAGGTATTTTTTCCAGCTTCCGCCTTTGTAATCGGCTGGAGGCTTGCCAAGCTCATGCCTGGCGATGTCCAGTAGCTTTTGAGCGCGGCGGGTTTGGCAGGCTTTCAGCGGTTCCGGCTGAGTGTATTGTCCATCGACGATATATTGCCAGTAGAATCCGGAGCAATAAATCGGGGTTGATACGCGGGCCGTTGCTTTCTTGATGGCGCGTTGCTTGGTGTTTGTGTGGCTGCTCATATTGTGTCGATTCCGTGGTCTTCGTCGGTAAGGTTGTCGGCTGCGTCAATTTATCGGATATTACCGCCTTTCTGCCTATGGATTCCGTGGTCTTCGTCGGTAAGGTTGTCGGCTGCGTCGCGGAGGATCTCGGCGACCTCCTCGATGGTGTATTGGTGGTAATAGTTGTATTGATGCGGCGCCCAGTCTTCGACGTGTCTGAGGATCTGGGAGAGGAGGTATGTCGGCGGCTCGGGGATCGAGTCGGGCGGTGCGGTATAGCGGCTTAAATTTTCGTCTAGTGGCATGGTCGTGGTGTTCTTTGTGGTTTATTCGATGGGTGAGAGGGGATGGGGGTCTGCGGGTCATGTTTGGCAGTTTGTCAGTTTTGTTGCTGAGATATCTGGTTATTTACTATAAATATATACTTTTAAAAACTTTAAACTCTAAAACAAACCCCTGATACCCCTGAAAAAGCAACTTATTTGCATTAAGGAGAGTTTTTAAACTTGAGAAAAGACCCCCAAGACCCCTGTGATCCAACCTAAAACGATCGTTTGAATTTCTCATATAAGGACAAGGTTGTCGGATTTGGACAAATTATTGATTTCTTTGTGTTTCTCATACCATTTAGCTCTATGAGCTTTAGCCTTTTCAGGGTTTCTTTGTTTCCCAAGGTAGCAGTGTCTCATCGGCTTCTTCTTGGCTGTCGCATGATAGGTCGCGGTATCTCTCAGCTAATCTACGGGCGGCGGTGAGTTCGCTATCTTGTTTGTTGAGTAGCTCAACTAATTGCCTCG